AGGAAACTAATTTAGATGGCTGACGATGTTTTTGTACTTAACGAGGGTCAAGCAATTCCTACGGATTTTACTGCTTCACCGAGTTCAAATATAGCGGCTGGGACCTTTAATCGTAATACATCTGTTAACCCTAATATTATTACAGAAGCAGGTTCAAATACAACCGCATTAGGAATACATTGTTATGAAATACATTCGGATGAAGTAGCAGGGCCTTCGGTTGGAAGTAATGTGGTCGGCTCAAGTCTCGTAAATAGACTTTATCCAAAAAATACAACAGTGCCGAGTTATGCTGAAAATAAATTTGATAGCACTAATTATAGAGTTGTTATAGATACAGGTTCTGCTGACGGTATTAAGGAAACGGGAACTTCTCATTTGTTGGGTAGTAGTAGTTGTACGAGAGATTATTTTATTGTAATCTATGCAGATAATGTTTATAAACATCATGTTGCTAAAATTACAGAAGAAACGCTCTACGATGGAAATTTTTATAACTTTGATTTTACACCAAGTTTAAAGGAAAATATTTCTGCTGGAACTAAAGTCGCAATATATCAAGGGCCGGAAAAAACTGATAATGTTGTAGCAGTTGGTTATGGGTTATTAAATGATATAGACACAACAGAAGAAAGACATGACAAATATGTAAATGTAAGTAGACCGACTTTTTACTTTTATGAAGGGGGCAGTTTAGAACCTAATACAAAATATACAGCCCTAAAGACAAGCACTAATTCTACCGGCCCTCAAGTAAGTATATTTAAAACAGCCCCTATTACTTCGGATAAACTATTAGATAAATCTTTTTTTACACATACTGCGGTTATTGTAGATGTGAACAGGTCCAACGATGATGATGTTTCACAACCCAAAGGCATCAATTCTTATTCAGCAGTAGGAAGTAATTACACATTTGCTAAAGCAACATGGGCGCAATCATCTTTAAATATTTACGATTCGGATGCAGGATTAAATACTTACTTACGATTTGTAGATTCGCCTGAAAGAACACAATTACTTTCGACACCATACCATTTAAATACTTCTAAAACTGTCACAACGAGAGGTAATCAATTTGAAGCAAAGTATTATGATACTGAAAGAATACTTGAACATAAGATTCGTGACTACGAAAATATTAAAATTAAAGAAATTATTCATACTCAAAATGTTTCTACTATTCCGGAAGGCGTATTACCCGGAGTTTTTAGTAGAAAAAGTAGCACTACGATAGAAGTCACGGGACTTTTAGTAGGACAAGATTTAAGAACTTTATTATATGATTCTAATACAACTGTTTGGGAACCTTTTTTTGTAGATGGATATTACTATGAATGTTTAAAAGGCAATGCAACAAAAATTACTGCACCGGTTGATGGTGTGCAAACAATAACTATTTCTAATTCAAGAGCCGTGACTTCAAACTTTTGGTCGGGTTCGGCATCAGTTCATACCTTTTCGGATAAAACCGCCTATCGTAAATTTTATTCAAGAGTCACTGGAACAATTTTAATAGGACACGAAATTGATACAGAATACGACGGAACTACAATAACGAGAAATGGTATTACAATAACTGAAACAGAATCGGATATTTATAATTTGGAATACTCTATTCAAGGAACAAATTACGGTAGAACATTAAATATTTCTAAGGGTGATAAAAATAACGGCTATGTGACTTTAATTAATGAACCCTCTTCACCTTACTATCAAACATATACAAGTCCCCTAAGTGGTAATCTAATAGTATCTAAAACTGTTTTCGAAGGAAAGGTGGAGTCAAAGGAAACAAGTGTAGAATCGACGGGTGCTTTTAAATTGTCAATAAGTGGTAGGGATGAAATAGCCACTCTTTTAAATACACCCGTTAATCATAATTACACTTACTCGCAAGAATATATTTATTCAACTTTTAGCCCCTTTAATACTAATTATACTGATACAGGAGAAGATGTATCTTCTATTTCAGGTACAGTTATTACAGCCACTGATACTGTCACAGGACTTGTTTTTGGCGATGTTTTATATTTAAAGGGAACAAAGGGCGGCATAGATTCTTATTATCTTTTAGGGGCAGTAAAATCGGTTTCTGGAACAGGAATTACATTAGTCAAAGATTCTTATATACAAAAACATACTACATTTGTAGGCGGTACTTCTCTTGCAGTAGATATATACAAGGCGGGTAGAGCGTTAATAGCAGGTAAGACATTAGAATCATCATTAAGAAATACGGAAAGGGCCACTACATTAATTGGAACTGCTGATAAAGGTGCAGTATTTACTACTGGTAAATATTTTAATTTTGATGGAACTAATTATTCGGACACTGAAAGGTTAAGTGCTTTGGGAAGTGGGGGAGAAACGAATGGAATAGATATTGATAATCTTTTAAATACGATTAATGACTCTACAACATATTTTGATTCACCTTTAGGTTTTGATTTCGACCATAATACTATTTCTTCAATGGTAGATTTTCCTGTATTAAATTCGGTTGATACTAAGGATGGATTGACTTTACACGAAATAGGTTATGTTTCGCCTATTGTAGTAGGGCGAATAGAAACAGATAATCTTTTAGACACCTTTTTAGAAACTTCGGGAACGGCCCAAGCAAGTAGAAAAAATAATAATATTTATTTAATTAACGGACAGGGTATGCCCGATGGAGGTTTTTTACATTTACTACATGGAGAAATAAATGCAGATAAATCCCCCAAGACATTTAATAATGAATTTGAAGAAGACCCTTTATTTGCTCACACAGTTAATAGTCAATACGCTTTAAGGTTTAATACACCCATTTGGAGATATGTAAATAAATGTGCAGGTAGATTAACAAGAAAACTTTTTAATACCAATACTGATACTAATATTTCTAGACAGGCAATGCACAATGATTTTTATGAAAAAGATAGTAATTATAATTTTTATGCTTCGGGGTATAGGGCAAATATAGGAAGAATACCTACGGCTGATGAACATAAGGATGATACCGATTCTTACAGATTAGACTTACCAACAGAAAGAACAGGTCTATTTCCTGTTGTAGGTTCAAGGACACATGAAATTACTCGCTATCCTACTATTTTTCATAACTCCATATATCACTATGGTAGAAGATTACAAACAGATAATAATGGGATAAGTGCCTCTACAATATTTAAAAATTTATATGAACTTTATGATAATTATTCCGGCCCCCTGCATTTGTTTTCTATTGGAGATATATACCCCGAAAGTAAGAAAAATCCGGACAACATAGGATTTACAAGTGGAACTTATAGTCGAACACTTTCCGATTACGGGGTCGTATTTAAAGGAGAACCTAAAGGTGTTGAAACAACATTTAATCACACTAATTGGGCGGGTTCTACAACAGTTAAAAACAAATTAGATGATGATTATTTTTATCAAGCGATTCAAACATCTAAAGGAGATATGCGAAGAATGAATCTTGTAAGATTAACAGATGTGACATTTGATATGATGATGAATGAAGTAGATTATGAACACTATAAATTCGATAATAGAGGCGGTAAAAACCTTTCTACTATTTTAAATTCAACAATATTAAGAACAGATGCAAATGTTCAAATTGTTAAAAGTTTTCCGGAATCTGGTTTTAGTCCAATAGACATTACACTTACTTCTAATATTTCAGCAGGTGCTACTATTGCAGTAAATGACGATAGTTGGTATAGTAGTGATTATATTTTTACCCTATATACAGACCCTTATGATTCTTACTCCGAAAATCACGGATTAAATAGGGCTGTATATGGAGTTCCGCTGTTAATAGGGCAAGTTGCGAGTGTGAATAATAATACTGTGACCCTTGTAACTGCTCTGGCTGGTTTAAGTACAGGTGTAGGTTATACTTCTGGTTCAAAGTTATATGTGACAGTTAAATTGGCGGCTGAGTCGAGTAAAGCATTTACTAAAAAAATTCATGGGGCTAATATTAATTCTTTCCCGATTATAAGTGTCACAGAAGTAGATAATGGTGACGGGGTTATAAATCACAACTATAATAGAACTATGGCTTTGGTTGGTATTGGGGATGGAAATACTAACGATGCAGCATTTGAAGATAGTAGTAGTAATGATATTGCTGAAGAAAATAGATTCCCACTTAATGTTGATACAACCACTATTGCTGGAACACTTAACAATGTTAATGGTATTATTAAAGTTCCTTATATTCCCGGTTCCGCAACAGAAGGTAAGCATTTTAGTGCGACTTCACCTAATGAAGTCACAGTAGGTTTAGTGACTCACCGTTTTAGATGGAATTTTGATGCTAATTTTAACGACGATGTAATGACTATTACAAATGGAAAGGCATTACAATTTTTTAATTCTGACGGAACATGTAAAACTTTTCACGAAATTAAAACAGGCTCTACACAAAGTATGTTTAAATTAGTTGTAGGCTCGGATGCGACTTATAGTGAAACTCTTTTAAGATTAACGGGAGTGACAGATACCCAATTAACATTTTCGAAACACGCTTCAAGCCCATCAAGTCCCGGCTGGAGTGATTCAAATGAAACAGATTGTACACTTACCGCTTACGAAGATTCTACAACGGTAGTGACTTCATCTCAAAGGCTATTTCCTGTAAGGGCTATTCAAGATTCAAAAAGAGGACACGCCTTTGCATTTAAAAATTTATATCCGGTTATTATGGATATTCCTCATTTTGGTTTAAACACAGGTTCAAACTTTTTAGGTAGTGGAATAAATTGTAAAGCAACCGGTGGTATTTATGCAGTTGAACCTAATAAAATAGAATATTATGACATACAAGTAGGGGGTTATTCTCATAATGATGGTGCGTATGATGTAGATGGTTTAGAAATAATTGTTCATGGGGATAATGCTGGTGGATTTGCGACAGGTATTTATGAAAATAATTTAGGGGGGAGCAATTTTGCAGGTGTAAGACCT